TGTTGCCCTCACCGATGCGGTGCGATTCAATCAATTGTAGCGCGGCGATGCCAAGGCGGCTGCGCGTGAGATGGATGAAGTATTCGCCGTCCACATCCATGCCTCGGCAGACCAGCGATTGAACTTCCTCAAAGCTGAACCGTCCGGTGATTTCACATCGCGTGGACCAGGCACGAAAGTAAGCTTCCGCCTGGCGATTCCAGCTCACGTCGTCTGACTGCGCTTGCGGGCGAATGCCGTCCCCCGTCGAATAGATCGCCATGTTATTGACCATCTCGCGCACGAAGCCTGAGTTCTTGGCGAGGTAGCGGGAACGACGCACCAGTTCGCGATGAATCTGAGGCGTGAGATCACGCTTGGCATCACGAGGTGCAGGACCAGGCACCGTGCCGCGTCGAGGTGAGGCGTTGGCTGATTCATAGACCGAAGACCAGGCCTTCGGCAGCAGGGCAGGGGGCAGCCATTGGGTCGCCCATTGTTGAAGACCGTTCATGGGTGCAGATGATGAATGAATGAAGTGGTAATCCGGCGGCGACGTCCATAGGTGCCTGGGGCGAGCACGCGCAGCGCATGGCTGCATTCCTCCAGTGTCTCCTTCACGGTCATGGGAAACTGCTTGGTGGCGTTGGAGCCGCTGTCGCCCCAGCTCATGAGGGTCTTGCCTTCCATGAGCATCTCTTTGGCTTTCGCCTGAATGCTGAGTACTTCTGCGACGGTGAACCCGACAGTGAACAAACCTTGCGCCATGCTCGGGCGTGAGCTGTCAACGCTGCGCGTCCTTCACGTCGTGTTTGATCTCATCAACGGCGAGGCGGATGTAGTTCACGTCCGTTTTCACCACATCAGTGACACGCTCCAGCATGTTAATTTTGACCTCGTGGGATTCGATGCGCTGGCGGTCCTCGTTGCGCAACAGTTCCAGGTGGCGCAGCGTGCTGGTGTGAACGCCCCAGGCTGTGGCACCAGCAATGACGAGCGACAGGATCTGCACGACATGCCCGAGGCTGATGGTGGAATCATAACGTGGCTGGGTCATGCACCGATGAGCTTGACGATGGAGGCTGGCGTGATGAATCCGAGCGTGTTGAGCGTGCCGCTGCCTTTGAGGAATCGGATGCGATTGGTGATCCAGTCGCCCTCGCGTTCTCTAGCATCTGAACTTGGATCGAGTGAGGTGTTGCCCTCGATAGTGGACATGCTCACCCCACGAACAGCAGTGACAATGCCGGCATGACCATTGCTGGTGTTGCCATGACGCGCGAGCCAGATGGAACCTGGCACGGCACTCTCGGAGAGAAGACTCAGATTGCGAAAGTTGGCTGCACTGGTGACGCAGTGTGGCGTCATCGTTGCCTGCCAGCGTTTGATTTGATCAGGCGTGGCCGCAAGCGAACGCAAGGCGGCGAGCACCATGCCTTCAGCGAACGCCGCGCAATAGGCCCAGCCGGGTTCCCATGGCGATTGGCGCATCAGTGAACGCAGTTCATCGACCAGAGCACGATCATTGCCGGGCGTGTTTGGATTGTCCCAGTCTGCGTTGGGTTTGACCTCGCGCAGGCCAATGAACCGGCTCGCCTGCCGAATGATGCCTTGAGCCAGTTGGTCGCTGGTCATGGCTTCCTCCTGTTGATGCGGAGACGGCCATAGGCGGCGGTGGCCAGACCACCGAACTCGGCGATGGTGTCCCAGTTGGCAGCCGTGAGAGCCACCATGCCCTGAGCTTCCTCGGTAGGAAGATGCAGGCCGAAGAGACGGCCAAGAGCACCGATGGCGGTGATGACGATGCCCGCGTAAGTGAGCTTGCCTTGAAGAATTTGAGTGGGGTTCATGCCCCATGTGGCCGTGTCAATCTGCGACCGGTTCAGTCTCCTCGTCAGGCTCGGTTCCAGTTTTGACGGACTCCTGCCCTACGAGCTTGAGCATCACGGCGGCAGCCACCTGCATGGCCTCACAATCCCAGTAATGATTGGCGCGTTTGCCAATGCGTTCCCACAGCCACTTGCCGCTTTTGCGCACGCGCTGCTCGCTCTCCATCTGCGTGAGGTAATCGTCTCCAGAATCCTCAGCGATTTCCCAAGTGGCACCACGTTCCGGGTCCTGATTGCGGCGCAACCGGGCGAGCATGTCCTTGATGTTCAGATTGGACCAGTAGAACACCGAGCATGATTGCGTGCGACCCAGCACCACCTTGCGACGCGGCGAGTAGAACCGATGCACACTGCGACCATCCTTGGTGCGGTGAACATAGGTGGCACGGCGGTCGCCCATCAACGCCACCCAGCCATGCTTGGCGCACTCGCGATACACGTCATACGTCGCGTGACCGGCATCGACGAACACGAGGTTGGCATGGATGGTGAACCGCTCCTGCAGACTGAGCACTTCATCCCAGGTGGGAACACGTTCGCGCCACACCAGGCGCGAAGAACCATCGAGGGACCAGCCGCGCACGATCACAAAGAAGTGATCCATCTGGCAGTCCACTGTCATGAAGCGAAGCGGAGAGGCGACCTGGTCGGCATCGAAGGGCGGCGTGAGTAACTTGCCATGCTTGCTCACGGCGGCTTCATCGTCCCATGTTTCACCGAGGCGATAGCCGCTGGGCGTGATCTCCAATTTAAAATCCTCCAGATAGTCACGCCATGGCAGCGCCAGTCGCTTCTGATAAAACTGCCGCAGTGGTTCAAGATCGCCCTGCTTCGCAGCCGCCTTGGCACGCAGATACAACTCAGCAAGCCTGCCCCAGCTCATCGCGCAGAGGGCGTTCCAATGGAACCCGACGTTCTCTGACGACGCGTTCAGATTGGTGCGCACATAACGGCCCGTGGCGCTGAGCACACGTCGCGTACGGTCGCTGTCATCGAACGCATGACCGCAGCCTTCACAAGTCAGCGAGACGGTTTCGCGCACGCGGGCAAAATTCCATTCTCCGACTTCATCGCGTGCGTCCTTGCTCCATTCCACGTTCTCCCATTTGAATGGCTGGCGCAGATGGCAGTGTGGACATTCAAACGTCCACTCGCGCATGTCGGTGGTTTCAAACTTGCGGTGTGTGTCATCGTTCTCCTCACCGCCTTGGGACATGAAAAGGCACTTACCTAACCAACCGAAGGCGGTGACACGCGCTTCGGCCTCGGCCATGTGCCCCGGCGCGGCCCTCCAGCATTCATCAAAAATGAGCCAGCGGATGGAGCGGCGCTGAAGATTGGTCTTATTGTTTCCCCCGAGAACCCACAGCGTCATGCCGGAGCTGAAGTGTTTAGTGGCTGTTTTGATCTTGTGCCGGTCGCGCGGATAGAGGGCGGTCACCGCCGGGCATTCGTCGAAGATGGGACCCAGCCTACTCTCTGCCTGATCGCGTGCGTCATCGTCGGTTTGATCGAGCCAGAGCGTGGGACCGGGTAAATTGGCGATGATGTAGCATAGGCCAATTTCGCCCACCGTAGTTTTTGAGGACTGGATCGAGGCGATGATGGAGACGATTCGAACGCGTGGATCGACCAGTGCCTCGAGGGGCTCCTTGATCCATGGCGAGTTGTCCGCACGAAACCTTCCCGGCACCGGTGAGTAGGGGATCGAATGAATATGCTCCTCCGCCCAGGCCCATGGGGGTCGGCGGTCGGGCGGCCGCCAAATCCGGCGTCCGATCTCTGCCAGTATTTCATCCATGACCTTGGCTTAGGAGTGTGAGCACCTCGTCGATGGCCTTGCGGTTCTCCTCCTGAATGCCAGTTGCGTCGAGGCCTGAGCAGATTGGTGGCAATTCGTTTTCAAACTTGTTGCGCAACAGGTTCGTGACGCGTCCCGCCACACGCGTCCACTCCTGACGCACGTCTTCCATCGCGACATAGAGGCCTTTGCGCACGGTCACCTTGAGTTCGCGCTCTTCCACCTCGGCCAGTAGTTTGCGGGCGCGCAGGGCGGTTTCGAGATCGGTTGTTGGAGAGCCTCCCTTGAGATCATGCTGCTTCATGAATTCGCGCCATGCGGCCACATCGTGCAGACCATTGGCTGATGGGGAAGGGGAGTCCTTCCGCTTCTTCCATGTCGTGATCGATTGGCGTGTGACACCGAGAATGTCGGCAAGATCCACGAAGTTCCTCGCAAACGCAGGCCCCACTTTATCCCCGCCCGCAGAACTGCTGGCGAGATTTTGCAGCATCGAACGCTCAGCGCGAGTCAGTTTGCCACCGTGATGCACACGTTGCACCAAGTTGGCGAGATCTTTATTGAGCAACTTACGAGCGAGATCGGGAGGGAGTGATGTTTCCATGACTCCGCTGGCTGCGGAGTCAAATTAACCTGCTGGGCCGGACGAAGGAGGTTTGGGATGACGAACACGACGGACTACCTGCGTGCCGTCGTCTTGTGCTTCCACTTCTGTGTCCCAACCGGAAAATACATCATCATGAACCTGCCAGGCTCCTTGCATCAACTCCTTCATCTCGGATGTCCGTTTTGAACGAAGGGCTATGGGACAGTGCGGAAATTCACGCATGAACGCGTTCCAAAGCTGGCGATCCTCACGCATCAATCTGCGACCAGCAAAGAGCTGGCTGCGAATAGCGAAAATCATCACGATCTGTCGTTTAGCCTGCAAGGGAAGCCTGAACACATCCTCAAAATTTTCGTCCTGCCAGTAAAGGCCGCAGAACGGCATGAAGCATGTGCTTCTCTTGGCATCGGGGTCAAATCGAAGTGAAGTGATGTAAGCCCGTGCCTCAGATAAAAAAACCAAGCATTCGGTGCCCTGCTTCGGCTTTGCGGTTTGGCGTGTTGTTCTGGTTGAGCGCTTTAGCATGTGGAATCTTTGCCATAGGTGACGATTATTCCAAGGCTCATTCACTTACCACCTTTGCCAGGAAGCAGTTTCATCAGCGCCACCACGGCATAGCCACGCGGTGTGGCCCGTTCCTGTTCCCAGTTCTCCAGCGTGCGCTTGCTGATGCCCAGAAACTCCGCCGCATCACGCTGGCTGAACGCCTTTTTCTCGCGCCACGCCTGAAGAGTGCGGGCAAATTTACGGGGAGTCACCCCTTTGGGAAGTTTCATGGCAGCCATACGCAAGTCACGCATAGCCCGCATCTGACGTCAACGCCGTTGACACTTCTCGCGGTGCGTGAGTATTCCCATTTACTGCGCCCACACGCGGCTGATTGATCCCAATACGCTGAAGCCCAATCCAGCGAACCCAAACCGGCACAGCGCGCATCAGATCGCCTTGCTGGCCTCCATCATTCAGGAGCAGGGCTGGCGGAACTCGATCACCCTCTCCAAACGCAGCGGCATGATCGTGCGCGGTCATGGCCGGCTGGAGGCCGCACTACTGATCGGCTGTGAATCCGTGCCGGTGGATGAGCAGGACTATGCCAGCGAAGCCGAAGAACTCGCCGATCTGCTCGCCGACAACCGCCTCGCAGAACTGGCGGAACTCGATGAAGGCGATTTGAAGCGGCTGCTCAAATCCATCCAGGAAAGCGATCCCTCCTTTGATCTCGAACTCACCGGCTTTGCCGAAGATGAGATCCGCAAACTGTTCGACGCCGAAGACCCTGCCGAGGAGATGGAAATCATCCCGCGCATGGAGTGCCAGGCTTTCGAGCACCACGACTACCTCGTCTTCATGTTCCATGAAGCCCCGCTTTTCGTGGTGGTTCGTAATGTGTTGATTGTGTGCATGTTTGTTCATGCACGTGACAGGGAATATAGCATGGGAATGCACAGGAGTGAAACTTTTTGTCATGCATTTGTCATGCGGAAGCCATGACAGGTTCCCAGGCCCCAAATCCGCCAGCTGAATCACCTCGCCTTGAACCCGCCGCCGAGCACCGCCTCTGGACCATCGACGACGTTGCCCGTTATGCGCGATGCAGCGTCCGCCATGTCACCACGCTGCGTGAACAGAAGGGTCTGCCTTTTCGCAAACTGGGTCATCTGGTGCGCTTCAGCCCTGAGGCCGTGAAACGGTGGTTTGAGGATTGATATTATCCATCGGAGCGCCTTCACCTCGGGGGTGTACCCACATCAAAAGGCAGATTGAAATATTCGAACACGGCCTTGGTCCGGTTGTAAATCTGGCGTTCGCTCATTCCAGCACGTTCAAACATCTCATTCATCGGCACAAAACCACCGCTGATGAATCGAACCACCTCCAAGGGACTGATGCTGACCTTGACCTGGCTCTGACCTTTCACCTTCAACGCGTCCAGGGATTCGAGACAGCACATCACCATCATCATGAGGTTCTCGGTGTCCAGATTGCAGAAATACAACCAGTAAGGCCAGACCTCCCAAAGCTGCTGATAAAATGTCCTGACTTCCGGGATGGCGTAGATCTCTCGGGGGTCGTGATTGTAGCCGTCAATCATCAAGGCCACGCTGTTCATCATGCCTTCCAGCTTTTTGCCTGTCGGCAGACTGCTATCGCCGAACCTGGACATGAAATCCTTGGCATCACCGGCTTCCACACGATCCCGGCTGAACTGATAGACGATGAGGTCGGACATGATTGAAGATGTCAGGGCTTAGGTTTGTCCTCAACTCAAACCCGCTTTGACCACGCCACCGCCGCACGCAAATGCGGCACCTCAGCTTTCACCTCGGCGCTGATACGGGCATAAAGCTTCCGGTAGTCATTCAGCACCCGCAGGGCGTCTTCGCCCATCTCCTGACCCGCAAAGAGTTCCGGGGCGGTGTCGGCGAAGTTCAGGCTGAGCTGCACGCCTTTGCCCTGCACCTCGGCACCGAGTTCGTAGTTGGTCAGCAGCAGGCGGCGCTTGGGACAGGTGGTGGCACCGCAGGAATCGAGAAACCAGGTGGGTGATCCCGTGGAGTCGGCGTGGAGCAGCACCAAGAGCTTCTTCTCGATGTGCCAGAGATCCCGCAGCGTTTCTTCGGTGATCGAGAGTGTGCGCAGAAGCACCACGGTCTGGAGAAAGGTAAGATAGGCGGCCGAATAACCCGCGCCGTCGATCACAGGCAGGTCTAACCGCGATTGCAGGCCAGAGACATACACCGTGGATCGGTTCAAGACTTT